AAAGGTAATGAGGGTTCGAGTCCCTCTCGCTTGTCGAGATTAGGTAAGAGAAAGCCGGTTCGATTCCGGCCAGTCGGGATACCGCAGAACTGCTGGTGCAGAGGACATGACACTCTGGAAAGACAGAGGCTACACGAAATAGTCTCGACTAAAGACTAGGTCACCTATCCCCGGCGCCGGGTAACGGGAAATGCAGGTTCGAGTCCTGCGGCTATTTCGTGTGGTGAATGCGCAGGCTGATGCGCGGTAGCAGTCTGGAAACGCCGACCTTCTCATAACCAGAGGATGAAGGCATGCCGGAGATCAGCACCGGCCACCACATCAGTTCCAAGTACCCAGCACTCGCACAGGGTTAGCGCCTGTGCAGCAATCGCCTCATCAGGTATCTCCTTGCTAACGAGTGACGCTGCTATATGCGGGAGTGCTGGATACTTCCTCAATTTTATTGAAATCAAGCTCTTGTCGTGATAGATTGCTGGAAATAATTCCTTACCGACAGGAGTCCTTCCATGGAAAAGCAACTCAAGGGCGGCAACGCCAAAGAAGGCGCCAGCTACGCGCAAGGCTGCCGCACTTCCCCTGCCAACTCGGCGCGAAAAATCCCACCAAGCGGCCCTAAGGCTGAGCCAGTAAAGACCAACGGCGTTCCTGCTATTGGTGGCAAAGGCATCAAGTAACTCTTTCTGACGCGGTGTAGCTCAGTTGGTCAGAGCGCCAGCCCCCTAAGCTGGAGGCCGCTGGTTCGAGTCCGGCTACCGCAACCAACTTTAAAAGGAAATTGCCATGACGAAATTCTTTGGTGTTGCATCTGGTGACCTGGGCACGCTGGTTACGTCGAACGTACTGCTCGCCTCCACCGTCTCTCTGACCACTGCCACCCCGGCAAACATCACCTCCATCAGCCTGTCTCCTGGCGATTGGGACATTTCCGGCGTGATCAACTTCCGCCCTGCTGCTACCACCAGCGTGACCAACATCACTACCAGCGCATCGCTGACCAGTGCAACACTGTCGTCGCAAGCTGGCGGCTCCGGCCTTGGCACTGATGCAACCATGGCGTGGAACCAAGCCGCATCCGTCCCTGCTGCTGTGATGGCAATGGAAGTGCCGGCTGTTCGTCTGTCGATCACCAAGCAAACTACTGTGTTCCTGGTGGCTCAAGCGACCTTCACCGTATCCACCATGACTGCTGATGGCACCATTCGTGCCAACCGCGTGAACGCACCTGCTTAAGGTGATGCCATGGCCAAGTTGACGACCAAAGAGCGCAAGAGCATGCCGAAGTCTGAGTTCGGGTTGCCTGGCAAGAAGGCTTACCCGATGCCTGATAAAAGCCATGCGGCAAACGCTAAGGCTCGTGCCTCTCAGGCCGTCAATAGTGGCCGCATGAGCAAATCGACCGAAGAAAAGATTGACGCCAAAGCAAACAAAGTACTCGGCAAGAAGAAGAAATAGAGGCCGCCATGGCTTACATTCAAAGTGGTGAAAGTGTATTCAGCCCATCCGCAAATTCGTGGATTGATGTTGCTTTTCTGAGTCACTCTTATACGTACAACACGGACGGAACCATAGCGACAGACACGATTTCAGACGGTAAGAACACGTGGATTAAAACCTACACCTATGCCAATAATGGCATGGTTCAAAGTGAAACTTCTTGGGTGAGGCAATAGTGTTCAATCTTGGGCAACTCCGCAAAAGCCATGCATCGCTGGCGACGAATGAAGTTCATGATCGCGGAATGCCTTGGGCTCATGCTGTCAATCTTGGTCTTGTGCCTGGCTGCATCCGGTCAGCCCAATTAGGGACAAACCCAACTGTCGCTGCTGGCGCTTCATTCTGGTACGGAACTGGTGCTTATCCATGGATTCCGTCTGCGCGTAACCTTGAGATTATATCTACTGACCCTGCTGATACTCTGGCAGGGACTGGCATTCAGAAAGTCTCCGTTACTGGCCTGGACGCAAGCTACAACCAGATCAGCGAAACAGTTTCGATGAACGGCACCACTGCTGTGCCACTGGTGAATCAGTATCTGCGCATCAACCGCATGATCAACGTCCAAGCAGGATCAGCCAATGTCAACATCGGCACAATCAATCTGCGCGATGCTAGTGCAGGGCCTCTGCGTGCAGTCATTCCAGTAGTCCCTGGCATTGGCGGTATTGGCATCATCAGTCAAGCGGCTTTCACTGTACCTGCTGGCTTTACACTGATTGTTGAATCCGTTGTGCTGAGCATCCTTCGCAATAATGGCGCCACAGTGAACAACGTATCGATGCGGAATTTTATTCGCGGGCCAACGGGAGCGCTTATCTTGCCACTCGCCCTCTCTACTGGCTCCAATCTTCCATACCGACACGAAGCAGGGAACGGCTATCCAGTCTTCACGGTTGCCGAAAAGAACGATTTTGATTTAGTATGTACAGATACTAGCAACGCAGTAGCAGCAACGGCATCGTGGGTTGGTATTCTCGTGCAGAATTCCACGGTTCTTGCCAATTAATACAAAAGCATTAGAAAACTCCGTCAGAAGGACCGTATAAGGAAGTCGATATGGCAGCCCGTATCCGTAAAACACACCAAGATGATGTGCGCGCCAAGATCCAGGCAAGTCAGCTTATCAATGTGCTACAAAATCATGCACTTGGGCGGACCGAAGAGTTGCCTATGAGCAGGATTAAGGCAATTGAGGTCTTGCTTAAGAAATCCATCCCTGATCTCAGCCAGTTGGACTCTAATGTGCAGCACTCGGGTGACGTAGGCTTGACTGTGCAGCTTGTCCGCTACGCCAATGACAACGATAAGACTGCCAAATAACTGGACGCCTCGCGGCTACCAGTTAGAGGCATGGAACTATCTTGAGCGTGGCGGCAAACATGCCGAGTTGATCTGGGCACGACGTGCAGGCAAGGATGAAATCGCTCTGCACCGCACCGCAGTAGCAGCATTTGAGCGCATCGGCGCTTATTGGCACATGCTCCCCATGGCTGCGCAAGCCCGCAAAGCCATCTGGAACGCAGTCAATCCACGCACCGGCAAGAAGCGTATTGACGAAGCATTCCCCGAAGAAATCCGCCGCAAAAAGAACGATCAAGAGATGTACATCGAGTTCATTAACGGCTCGACTTGGCAGGTTCTTGGCTCAGACAACTACAACGCGATGGTGGGCGCACCTCCCGTAGGCATTGTCTACTCGGAGTGGGCGCTATCCAATCCAGCCGCTAAGGCATACCTCCGACCGATCCTGGCTGAGAACAACGGTTGGCAGATATTCATTACCACTCCACGCGGAAAGAATCATGCCTACACCACGTTCCAGGGTGCCAAGGAAGACCCAGACGCCTTCGCCCAACTGATCACAGCTGAACAAACCGGCCAGTATGATGCGGAGAAGCTGGCCAAGCTGCGATCTGAGTACGTGCGCGACTTTGGCGAAGTGATGGGCAATGCTCTGTTCGACCAAGAGTTCATGTGCAGTTTCGAATCGCCGATCATGGGTGCCGTGTATGCCAAAGAGTTGCGAGAGGCCACGCCAGACCGCATCCGCTCTGTGCCATATGACCCGAGCAAACCTGTACATATCTTCTGGGACTTGGGCCGCGCAGATAAAACTGCCATCTGGTTCGCCCAGCTTGCGCCATTTGAGTACCGCGTCATTGACTACCTAGAAGGCACGCAGAAGCACATCGGCGAGTATATTGTCGAATTGCAAGCCAAGAAGTATGTCTATGGTGACTGCTGGTTGCCTCATGACGCCAACAATGAGCTATTGGCCGCCGAACGTACCGTCGCTCAGCAGCTACGCCAGGCTGGCTTTAAGACAAGAACGGTCCCTAAAACGTCAATCGACACACGCATTGAGGCTGCTCGCTTGCTCTTCCCACTGATCTATGTAGATGAGCGACGATGCGAGCCAGGGCTTGATGCCTTGCGGAACTATCGCTATGCTGTTGACGATGAGACAAAGCATTTCAGTAAAGAACCATTGCACGACTGGGCCAGCCACGCTGCCGATGCGTTCGGATACATGGCTGTAGCGCTACGAGAAGCAAAGACAAAGACAATCGAACGGCCAGCAAAGCGGCCTCTTGTGCTGCCGCGTGGTGGCGGATCATGGATGTGAATATGCTAATAGCTCTTGACTACGACGACACTTATACGCGTGCCCCTGACTTCTGGGATGCTTTTATTGGCAAAGTAGCAGAAGAAGGGCATGAGATAATCATCGCTACCATGCGAAGTAATGAGGAATGGGCGAGAGTAAAGGACGATATGCGAGGGATTCGCATTGTTTGCACGAATCGCAAAGCTAAGAAACCATTTTGCGCTTCTCTTGGTCTGCTTCCTGATATCTGGATTGATGACAATCCACAATTCATAATTCAAGACGCATGGACAGGTGACTAAAATGGCATACAAAGAACAACCAAAGCGCAAGAGCAAGAGCGAAAAGGCCGACGAGGCGATCATCAGCCGGGCGCATGACAACTTCGACAAGGCGGTATCGTGGGAGCGTGCAGCACGTCAACTATACGTTGATGACATGCGCTTTCTGTTCGCCGACTCAGACAACCAAGACCAATGGCCGGCAGCAGTTCGGGCACGACGCCTGCAAGAGAATCAGCCAATGCTCACGGTCAACAAGACGCACACGCACTGGTTGCATGTGGTTAACCAAGCCAAGAGCAACCGTCCGAGCATTCAGGTTCACCCTGTAGGATCGGACGCGACCTATCAGGCCGCGCAGGTCTACGAATCGGTCATTCGCCACATCGAGTACGCTTCGGATGCTTCGACTGCATACGCCATTGCCGCAGAGAATCAGGTAGGCGGCGGAATTGGCTACTGGCGCCTGGTGACTGAGTACGCCGACGATAACGGATTCGACCAAGAGATTTTCATTCGCCCGATCCCTGATTCGCTGGCGGTTTACATGGATCCGCCAAAGCGACGGGACGGATCGGATTCGCGCTGGTGCTTCGTCTATGACGACATGGACCGCGATGTTTTTGAGAAGAAATACCCTGACGCGCCCGTGAATGTCTCGATGGGCAGCATGACTTCCAGCGGCTGGCTGACAAAAGACCGAGTGCGCGTGGCTGAATACTACGAGGTGGAGGAGTCCAAGGAGTGGATGTATGCCATTCCTGATGGCAATGACGGCCACAATCTCATGCGTGAGTCTGATCTGACCGACGAGCAGCATGAGTTGCTGGATGGCCTGCGCAAGAGCGGCCAGCATATCCAGGCTCGCAAGGTGACGAAACGCGAGGTGAAGTGCTATCTGATCGCGGGCGACAAGATTCTGGAACGCTCCACCTGGGCCGGCCAGTACATCCCGATTATCCGCGTGGTGGGTGAAGAAGTAATCATCGATGGCCGCATGGACCGTAAGGGTCTTGTGCGCTACATGAAAGACCCGCAGCGCATGTACAACTACAACACATCGGCGCAGGTGGAGTTTGGCGGGTTGCAAGGCAAAATGCCATATCTGGCGCCGGTTGAGGCCATTGAAGGCTTTGAGAACTACTGGGCCACAGCAAACAGTCAGAACCACGCCTATTTGCCATTCAACCATGCTGATGAGAACGGCAACCCGATCCCCCCACCGCAGCGCCAACAGCCACCACAAGCCGCAGAGGCGTATTCCGTAGGCATGCAGGCAGCTTCCATGGAAATGATGATGGCAAGCGGCCAATATGACGCCACTTTCGGGGCTAAGGGGCAGGAGTATTCCGGTATTGCGCTGGACAATCGCCGGGAGCAGGGGGAGCGTGCTACTTTCCATTACCTGGACAACTGGAACAATGCCATTCGCTATTGCGGTAAGCAGCTTATCGACCTGATCCCGAAGGTCTACGATACCAAGCGCATCATCCGTATCATGGGTGACGATGGTAAGCAGTCGGAAATTGTCATCGATCCGAAGGCAAAGCAGGCCCTCCAGCAGCAGGAAGACCAGAAAGAGAACATTATCCGGTCGATCTTCAACCCAACTGTCGGCACCTATGACGTTGTGGCGAAGTCTGGCCCGAACTATGAAACCAAGCGCGAAGAAGCCTTCGAAGCAATGAAGGGTCTGATCACTGGCGTGCCGGCGCTTGCCCAGGTTATTGGTGATCTGTTCGCCAAGATGGGCGACTTCCCGATGTCGGACGCGATTGCAGAGCGTATCCGCAACTGGATTCCTGCCGACATTCGCGGGGATGGTCCAAGCCCTGCCGAGCAGCAGCTACAGCAGCAATTGCAGCAGGCCGTGCAGATGATCCAGCAATTGCAAGAAGCGTTGAACTCAAAAGAGACTGCCGAACACATCGCCAAGCAGCGCGCCGACATGGATGCATTGAATCACCTGGCTATTCGTATGGAAAATGAGCGCGAGAGCGCGATTGCTGCATTCAAGGCTGAAACTGATCGTCTCGGCAAGCTTCTGATGGCGATTCCGCCTGAAACTATTGCTGCGTTAGGCGTACAGACTGGTCAAGACGCCCTAAGTGCGCCACAATTGGCATTGCAGAGCCCGTCCGGCAATCTGAACGGAGCCGAAGCATATGCCGCAGGTCTGGTGCAAACTGATCTTGGCAATACACAACAACAAATGCAACCTTCTACCCCGTCAACTTAAGAGGAAATCATGACTGATCAAGTCCAAAACGCAGAAGCGGCAGCGCCGGTAGTGGCTCCAGCATCTGAAACTACAACCGCGCCAGCAGCCGAGCAGGCAACGACGCAAGAAAATGGCGGACAATTGCCGGACGGTATCATGCGCCGCTTTGGTGAGTTGACCGCCGCTCGCCGTGCAGCGGAAGAACGTGCAGCCCAGCTTGAAGCGCAACTGGCGCAGTTCAATACCCAGCAGCAAGCACCGCAAGACACCACGCAAATGCCGCTGAACAACGCCAATGTTGAGCAACTGGTGAACTCCCTGGCTGAACAACGCATTGCTGAGCGTCTTGCCCAGCAGCGGGTGCAAGAGCGCGTGCAAAGCATCGAGGCAGCCGGCCGGGAGAAGTATGGCGAAGACTTTGACCGCTCCGTTACCCACTTGCAAATGGCAGGCATCGGTGGGCAACCGTTCATTGATGCTCTGACCAGCGTCAAAGGATCGGAGTCGGTGGTGCGTTATCTGGGTGATACTGCCAACATTGACGAAGCCCTGCGTATTGCTCAGCTTCCACCTGTTCAAATGGCCCTGGCAATCTCCGAACTAGCTCCGAAAGCAGCGAAGCAGTATTCGAAGCCCATTTCTTCCGCGCCGGCCCCGCTGAATACGCTGGATGGCGCACGCGGCACCTCCCCAGATGGCGAGCCAAGCCCGAAAGATACCAAGGCATGGATTGCTTGGCGTGCAAATAACGCTCGTAAGCGTTGACATTTGGCATTATTGT